CGTTCTTCTTTCTTTTCCATCATCCGTGAGTCTTTTTTCATTGCTATTCCTTAGGTTGGGGTTGTAGTTTATCTAATTTATTCTCTGCCCATTGTAGCATTTGATTGGCTAACTGGCTTGCCTCTTGCGCTAGAAATTGTTGTACATCAGGGGTATGGGTTAAAAACTCAGCCTCTAATGCCTTTAACAATTGGTTTTGTATAAATGATGATAATAAACTCATGATTTTCCCCTTTGATAACCACCTGGTTTTTTATAATCACTTTCCATTTTAACCGCTTCTAAATCCTCAGTGTAATCATTAGGGTCTTTTCTTTTTGGGGGTTTATTTCGAACATATTCCCCTTGCTCTTCAAAATCTCGTGCCATTCTTCTAGCTTCAGCGAGATTATGCTCTTTATGTCTATCCGTTTCATAAACAGAATTTTCTTTTTTAGCCATTATCCTTTAGCTCCTCTGTTTCCACCGTCTAATATTCTATCCGCTTTAGCATCAATCTTTGCTTTGCTTGATGCAGATAGTTTTCCTTTATGTTCCATTTCAGATGCGCGTGCCTTTGCATTCCTGGCGTGATTTTTATCATTCATGGGATATTTTCGCTCACCAGGGAGTCCAAAATCTGATTTTGGTAATTTATTTCTCTTTTTAGCATTCAACTCGCTCATCGGGCAAATCTCCTTGATTTAATTCTTCTTGTTTGTCTTCTTGCTGTGCTGCGCATTCTGCGGCATGACACATATTTATTTGTTCACTGAGTATAGTAATGGCACCTAAACATTGAATGTAGGTATGCTGTGCTGAATCACGTTGTTTGATAACATTATTTAATTGTTCTTTTAATGTTTCTACTGCTAACGACATGTAAAACTCCTTTTGTTCAAATTTTATGAAAATTCCCAAACTACAATGACACCCGTTGAGCCATTACCACCCGCTCTGCTGACGGTTCCTGTAAAGCCTACAGCACCACTACCGCCCCCTCCATACTGACTTGCATTATTTCCAGCAGTACTTGTGGTTAATGTATTATTAAATACTCCGGAAGCACCGCCCCCAAAATAGGAGCTACCCCCGTTTCCAGAACATGCATTATTTCCTAATGCAACGCCACTACCTCCAGACCATCCACCTGTATTAATATCTCCATTTGATGAGGTGGAAGCAACACCTCCCTGATATACGCTAGTTCCTGAAATAGCAGATGCACCTTGCCCCCCGCCACCCCCAGGAGCGCTCATAGTATCAAAAGATGTCGCTGTGCCAGTTGTGCCTGTATTGGCGCCAGCCACACCACCAGCACCTCCTCCTCCAACAGTGTAGGTATACGTTGAAGAAGCTGAACTAAAGAATTTTCTACAATAAGAGCCTCCTGCACCACCTCCGCCAGCTGAGATCCCTCCGGCGCCTCCTGCAATTCCCCCACCGCCTCCTCCTCCCCCTACACATTCCACCAAAATTGCTGAAACTCCAGCGGGTCTTGTATAAGTGGCTGATGAGCCGGAAGTAAGTATTTGAAAAGATTTTAAAGTACCTGATGCAGTTCCAGACGCCCATGTGCCATCACCACGCCAAAAGGTACTCGATGAGGCGCTTGTCCCTGAATTTAAATTGGTAACAGGTAAATTTCCGGTCACACCATTAGCAAGATTTACTTGATCCCATGCAGGATTATTTGTAGCACCTGTATTAGCTAAATAACGTGTTGCAGTAGTATTTTTAGCTAATGATGAAAGCACATTTGTAGCACTTCCGTAGAGTAAATCGCCTTGAGCCGAAGTAGAAGGATAAGTAGTGCTTGTCCAAGATGGAGCACTAGAAGCACCTGATTGCAAATGCTGCCCAGCTGTAGCCGTACCAGATAAAATAGCCCCTGCACTTGCTGTTGAATAGAATATGCCGCCATTACTAGCTGTTAAAGATGCGTTAGTTCCTCCATTGGCAAGCGCTATATTGGTACCTGTCCAAACTCCTGTTGTAATCGTACCCAATGTTGTTATAGATGTTTGTCCAACATAACTTGCTGATATATCAATTACTGGAGTTGTGCCGCCCGTTGATGTAATTCGATTTGAAGTACCTGATACAGATGTTACTCCGGTTGCTGATGTCTCAATAGTCGCCCATGTTGACCCATCAACTGTTGCCTCAAATACTGTAGTTTGTGAGTTAAAGCGCATAGTACCCGCGCCACCTGCGCGAGCCGCTGTATTTCCTGAAGGCAATGTAACCCCACCAGTTCCAGGTAATATAGGATTGCTAACAATAGATATTACAGGAGTGGCACCCCCTGTTGATGCAATCTGATTTGCAGTGCCGCTCACAGAGGTAACACCGGTGCCGGCAGGAATAGCCCATGTTCCATCCCCGCGCCAAAACGTCGTGCCAGAGGCAGAAGTACCACTGTTGAGATTAGTAACCGGAAGGTTACCTGTAAATCCCACACTAATAGAACCACTGGCATTAGACACAAGTATATTTTGACCAGAGCCTATGGCGCCTGCAACAGGGTCTCCAGATGTCGTTCCAATCAATACCTGCCCCGCACCCAATAACACGGAGTTAATAGGACTAGCACCCTGACCAAGCAACACCGCATGTGGTGTGCTACCCGATAAATGCAATCCTGAAAAGGTAGGTGAGCTACCTGTAGCTATATCTTGAGGCAAGGACAAAGTCACATTACCCGTAGGAGATGACGCTATAACTTGATTTGTTGTACCCGTTATCGAATGCACACTTGCGGTATACAATCCATCCGCATAAGTTTTATTGACTAAATCTGTTCCTGCAACAGGGGCTGCAACCACGGAGCCCGCGGTCAATGCAGCTGTAGAACCTGTAATCGTGGCACCCGGTATGGTTAATCCACTGGGTAGTGTTGTGCTTAAACTAGGTACTTTTGAGCCATCGGTCACTAAAACAGCATTAATGGCGCCAGCAATTGGAGATAATACTGTCCCCGCAGCCGGATAAAATACCAAATCATTTTGGTTGCCCGGGTTAACGGTACCTGTGCCACTCCCCGACAACTCCGTCCAAGTCGCTGTATTTGAATCATAATATTCATAGACAAATAATGTTTGATTAAAACGCAATCGATTATTTGTAAGCAATGATGGGGCGGGACGTGCGGCCGTTGACCCTGGCGCTAAAAACGTCCAAGGGTTATTAAATTGGGTATTGATAGTTGCCGTACTATCTAACCCCACGGTAATGACACCTGGTGGCAAATCACCACCACTTGCAAATTGGCTAAACTTTATTGTTTGTATCGTCATCACTAATCCTTGTGATTAACTTAGGATAAACTATCCTTGTATCTGCCTAAAGGATACACCAAAATAGGTAGTTGCGTCCGGCGTGCTAAAATGTAATACATCTCCCCCTCGCACATAACGCTTTTTAGGCTTGAATTCCACGAATGCTTGAGAGCCTGTGCTACCCGCAGTCACCACTGTCGGTACTACATTTAAACCCACATAAACATTTGTATTTACATTATATTCAAAATAAGCCTGATAGACTAAATTACTAGCACCTGGAACCGTTACCGCTTGGGGCGTGCCTACTTGGACACTCACCTGGGAACAGGTATCACTAAAAGGCATTGTTTCCAGATAGTTTGCATTATATTGTGACGTCATGTTTTATCCTTAAAATTAGACTATTCCTAAGCGGGCATCGGCTGAGAAATGATAAAATATATTACCAAAAGGTCTTGTTGATGTAGCAGTTGCGGCTGTAACTAAATCATTGGCATTTTTTGCAATGGCTGAAATTCCTCTATTGTCTGCAAGAATCGTCCAGTTTGTTGTGGATGATATGGCAAGAGAATTTTGAGACGTTCCCCCACTGTATACATTAAATGTCACTGTATTAGCTGTACCAGAATCGGGAGAGTACAATACGACATTGGGCCCTGCACGCTTATAGGTATTAAATAGTGAGCCAAATGATGTCGCATAGCCTCGTACACTTCCGCCACTATAATCTGCTCCTTGTTCCTCAATTAAAGTGGTTGAAGATATGGTGCCTTCTGGAACGCCTGCGATATAATTAGTCTCATAATAATATTGGCATTCCTCAAGAACTTGATTAAATGTTTGAGGTGCTGGACGTGTTGGAATATCGCCAGGGACTAAAGAAATTGAGTTAATAATAGCAACCGTAGCATTGGTATTATATGTAAATGTAACTAAAACGCAGAATTTATCAGTATCACCAATTTGAGTTGCATTAATTATTTCCCAGCCATTAAATCCATAATCATTGGCACTATCATTAATTTCATCATTAGTCGTTACGACATTTAATGTACCTTGAGCAACTCCTGTGGTATCACCAATGCCCGCGCGTGGGACATAAGACCAGTTTTGCCCCTGGCCTGCTGTTGAATTTAATGCAAAATCACCATTGGAACCCACAGTACCTAATTTTAGTGGTAATGTTGGAACAACTGCCGCTGATGAACCCCGTAACAAATAAATCTTAAATCCTATAGCTCCACCTACAGCTGTTTTATAAGCATTCAAATTAATTGATAAAGTCGTGCCTAGAATTTTTTTAGCTTGGGCCCCTGTGATGTATTGAGAGATATACCATACTTCAGTATTGGCATTTCCAGTTGTAAATTCTAATCCTGAGCTTATCGCATTTCGCGCATAGCTTACACTTGCAGTACTACCCTGAACGCCTAGAGTTTGGTCCCAAAGATAGGCAAGACTTCCAGTTAAACTCCCAGTGGAACCAAATTGGGCGGGATTTAATGGGAAATCCCATGCTGTTAATAGGCTTGGGATGGGTTTAAAGAATATCGGATCTTTAAAATAATTAAATGTATGGTCAATCTGTCGGTTAATCGTATCCTGTGTGAAATTAACACTTACCGGTAAATCTTCTGCTAATATTTGAAAGCTTGTAAGGTAAATATCATTAGTACTAGCTAATTGAAGTTGATATTCAATGTAGGCATCAGGGGGAACATCAGAATTAGTTGTAGGAGGCAATTTAACCGGTGTTACAAAAGAGTATTGCGTTAATGTTGCATTAACAATTGGCACACTTAGAACGGTACCTAATGGTGTGCCTTGGGAATCCACAAGTATTGCTGTAAGAGGCTGGAAAGCAGGCCCGCTACTTCCAGTGGCCGCCGTTACTGCTGATGATACGTATTTACCCGCCCAGAGCATTCCATTTTGCTCAAATCGTTGTCGAAGCACAACTGAGTTGCTATTCCATCCACTTAATTGTAATCGTAGTGCGTAGGGGGCATTAGATGGATTAGAGCTTGTATTATTTAATGGAACTTGAGTGATTGTTGCAGTCCCTGCCCCTCCTAAGTCTAAAAACCATCCTGGGGCTATTTCATAAGTACCGCCTGCTGTTATGGTTAATGGTACTTCAAAGTTTACTAGGGCAAATTGTGGGTTTGTAAACTCATTATCTGTTGTGGTTGCGACCGTATTAATTGATGATGAGTTCCCTGATGCAGGCGTATAATCATCAACCTCATAGATTAGTGCATCGGCTTGTGAAGGTGGCATTGTGCCATCGTTTTGGCGAAATTCCAACCTATAAACTAGGGTTGGATCGGGGTTCCAAAAGATATCTAATGGTAATGTTCCATTGGCTAGAAACTGTATGGGTTGGTCCCAGGGTTGAGCTAGATTAATGTCATGAAAGACGTCTGCAAAATTATAGGGAATAGTGTTTTGTAGGACGTATAGATAAAACGTGTCATCGAATAGATGGCCTGTAAGGTCGGCCTCAAGCCATATCGGATTTATACCCCTAATACCTACTGTTGGCATTGTCACATTCCCTGTGTTTTTATTTTTATAAGTTTAGCATATTATTTTATTTTTTCTTCCTTTTCTCACCAGCTTCTGAATAGGCTATTGCTACAGCTTGTTTTTGTGGTTATCCAGCGTCCATTTCACGCTTCACATTCTCTGAAAATCCAGCACGTGTTTTAGCCTTCTTTCCTTTTATTAATGGCATTTTAATATCCTTATTAAATAATGCTTGTTTTTTGTTCATCCACTTGATATTCTAGCAACTATAACTATAAACGAGGTAATCATGGCTAAAGAAGAGAATATTGTTAATTATCCCAATAGCATTGATACTAGAGTAGCTTTACTTGAATCTTCTATAGCAACTATCAATCAAACCATGTTTCGTTTAGAAAATAAAATGGATAAAGGATTTGATGATATGAAAAAAGATGCTAAAGCAGATTTTCGTTGGTTATTAACTATAATTGGTGGGCTAGGATTTATTATGGCTCATGGATTTCACTGGTTTTAGGGGGTTAATATGGGTATGGCAATAGCATCAATTTTATTGGCTTTTTTAGTTTGTTGGTTTTCTCCTCGTGGAGGTTAATTATTTAAATAAAGTTTTGAATATTTTATCCATGACATTAACCCCTATGAGGTAGCCAACTCCACTTCTGGCAACACTCCATAGCATAGATTTTAATTCATCTTTTTTCTTTTTATGTTGCTTTAATTTTTCATTGCGTTCTTTAGATTTTCCATATTTTTCTATTTCTGCTTCCAAATTTTCTATTTGTTTATTATTTTCTTCCAAAGCTTCAGTTAATTTATTAATTTCTTTTTCAATTTTATTTTTTTGTTCCTGAGCTCCTTTTGCCTGATTCGCCAATGATTCTTGACGAGCTCTAACATCTTCAGCTCGTTGAGTTGCTAAATTATGTACTTGTTGTGCGCGCTCTCCAGATTGTACGGCCCTTTCCTGTGCCTCCATGAGTCGCTGTGTAGGCTGATGTGTAGCAATATAAGGCTCTGTCATTTCATTGTAAGTAAATAAATCTTGGGGTGAATTGGCATAAATCTGCCCTAAAGCTAAACGATTTAATTCTGGATTTCTTTGAATCAGCTCTTGCAATGCACGATTCGACTCTGTAGTTCCACGGGTTGATTTAATAATGTTGTCCGGTGTTTTTCCTTCACGCAAAACCATGCGATAAACAGAATTATTGTAAAATGGAATGACGCGCTGCCCCCATTGTCTATCCGCTGTAGTAAGATTATTGAATGTCGTTGTAGGAATTGAATCTCTAAGTAATTCTCTTTGTTCTCTAACTAAAGGCTCTAATTCTCTAGCTTGCATTTCCCAGCGCCTTCTTTCATCCGCTGGGATTCCTGTTTGTCGGGATCGACTTCTTGCTATGCGCTCTAAATCTCGTGTTGATTTATATATTTGAACAAAATCAGCGGCAGGCATCGAATTAAATTCTTCACCGCCCCATTGTTGCTGAAGTTGTTGCAATATATTGTCATAAATAGCATCATTTTCTGAAGTAATAATCCCTTGATTCATTAAATCTACCATTTGATTATTAATTTCTGTAGCGCGAGCATTATTTGGAATCAATATATTTCGTTCCCGCAAATCATTATCTACTGAGTCGTATAAGGGTCGAATAGAATTCTTAATTTCCTCAACGCCTCCTGAAATTAATGGAGATGCGCGTTCTGCAAAGTTTTGGCCCCTGCCTAGTTGTAAGCCTTGAGCTTCATGTGCTGCATTAATATTATCTTGTGATTGGGTTAATAATTGATTGGCTTCTTCAAGATTAGCCTCATGATTTAAATCAGGAATTAATTGGGATGGGTTAGTAATCTGGCCTTCATGTTGAGGTTTTATTTCATTTAATTGATTATTCAGATTATTAATTTTTCCTTCTAAATCCTCTGATTTAACTTTTAATGCTTCTGGTGAGCTAGAGTGAGCTTGAGCTGTTTTTAAAGCACTTTCGCGTGCAGATAAATCAGCATCGGATTCTGCTAACTTATTTTCAAGACCTACATTGTCTCTATTTGCTTCAATCCATCCTGGGGCATTCTTAGCAGATTTTAATGCATGTTCGGCAATGAATGAACCCAAGGCGGCATGCACTGGGTCGCCCCCTTGCCCCGCAACAGTGGAACTTATTGCCGCAGTTCTTCCCAATTTTGATGGAATATTAGCAATCGGTTTTCGAGCTAATAACATTTGCGCAATCGCTCTTAATTCGGACTCTCCCTCTTTAGTCGCGTCAACGCCAAATTTTTTTTCATAATCTTGCATCAACTCATATGGCGTTGGTGTTTTATGTAATCCTTTATATAGAGCGCCATTGGGTTCTGCAAACTTTTCAGATAAATAACGAGCACCAGCTTGGGGGGCACTCAATAATCCGGCAATACCCTCCGCACCACCAATTCCAGCCTGCCCTAAAGAATGGTACCAAGGCTCTTCTTTAATGTATTTATTTCCTGCACGAATATGTTCTGGAATATTCATCAGTCCTTTTAAGGCCTCGCCTGGAGCTGATAGGGTTGATTCTATTATGTCGCGACCTATTCCTCCTAGTCCTTGGAATTGATAAGGAGATTCTTCTTCTGCTGTAGGTTGTTCAGGCATTGGTTTTTTGGATGCTTTAGATGGACTTGAATTATTAGGTGCAAAATGCTTTTTCAAAACCGATTCAATTTGGTCATGAGGCATATCATCTGGAAATTCGGCAATTTGTCCATTAGGCAATTCAATTTCCATTATTCAAGCCTCCCAGAGACAGGATTGAATTTCAAACGCTTGCCGGACTTTTTGACGACTCCTTCATGGGCTTTATACCATTCCAAATCTCTTGCATGACCCGATTCTAATCCTTTTAGCATTTGGTCTAACTTTTCATCAACGGTTTCAGCATATTCTTCAAACTTTGGTTTTGTTACACCTGCCAAGTCAAAAGCCACTTTTAACCCTTTATGGGAATATTCAGTCGATTTTTTCCCAACTAATGTCCCAAATAAATCTTCAATCTCCCCCCAGGCTTTACGCTCTTTCTTTGTTTTTAATCCTCTTTTTCTTTGCTCCGGGCCTCCTAAGAAATTTAATCCTCCTACACCAGGACCGAAAAGATGTTTATTATTTTTAATAGTTTCCTTGGCGTGCTTAATTTTTTTAATTAATTCTTCTGCCTCTGGAATTTCTTGACTCAGTGCATCTTTTCTTTTTACATCAAGAGATGTTTGCTCATGTTTGGCTTTATTTTCATCTTGTGTTTTTTGCTCTTCTAATTTAAGTTCATGGTTATATTTCGCGAGCACTTTCTTTGCCTCTAATTCACGAGCTGTTTTTATTTCAGGTGTCTCTTTATAAACTCCATTAGCAGGCTGCTTCAATCCTAACGCTTGGTAGGTTAATCCTCTTATAATATCGTCCATATTGATACCGCCTGGCAGACCAGATGATTTATTAGGTACGTAATCTGGAATATTCGGAATGAGGGTTTTTTCTTCTTCATGCCTGGGAATAGAGGGCACATAACTATGTTTTTTCATTTCAGGAACTGAAGGCAATTGACTTTCCATTGGAAATTTACCCTGAACGGATGGAACGTAACTGCCTTTATTAGGGAAAAACTTTTGTAATTGGGCTAATAATTCAGGATTAGAAGCAATCATAGCCCCTAAATCACCTTGCTCTGGATTATTTAACCCAACGCCGACTGGATTGATAAAACTATCATGGTTAAATTGATCCATTGAAGGAATAGGCCTATTTGTTCCTTCATTTATTTTTGGAATAGATGGAATATATGATTGAGCTTGATTAGGTGACTGCATTTCAGATTCAAATTGATGTAAATTTTTTATTAAGTTTTTAAACAAATTAAACTTATAATTTGGATCTAATTTTTGCAAAGCCAATTTATGCGCATCTGAAGCTGCCTGCGCCGCACGACCCCCAGCCGCCTTTTGTAATTCCAAATTATCCAAATGCTGACGCCAAGCACGCTGCATGTCCTCACGCTTAATTTGCGGATTAATCATCTGAGAAAATAAGTTACCACCTGTCGCAATTGCCTGATTTAACCCAGACAATGGCAATTGAGGCATAGGAATATTGAAGTTTAAGGCCATCTTAATGTGCTCCTGTATTCCAAGGATTATTATTCAATCCCAATTTACCCATTCCCCATGCCTGACCTACAGGCGTCATAAAGGAAGTAATGCCTTGTAATAATTTACTAAGCATGTCCCCTGGTGCATTCATCTCACCAAACTTCATACCTGCACTGTTAGAACCCATGTTCTGCGCATTTGTATTCATCTGCCCAGCTGCATTAGCACCGGTATTATACATACCACCTGAAGTATCAACACCCTTAGTGTACATATCCATCATCTGTTTCAAATAATTTTGCTTATCTTCTGCCGCAATTCCCGCAGTCCCTGCTTGAATGGCTTGCAGCGCAGGCGATGAACCCAACAATCCCATAGAACTTGCCGCATCTAATCCTTGATTTTGCGCCATGTTCATGGTGTTTTTAGCTGCATCACTGGTTGTGTAATTCTTTTCCCACTGGTCTCGAAGCCCGCTAGGATTCATCAATTGCTGGATGGCATCAGTTAATGTCTTACCCTGATTTATACCATTCTGGTTATAAGGCTGTTGAAAACCCTGTCCTTGATTATAATATTTATCCAGTTGCCCTTGAGCCCCTTGATAGCCCTTCTCAGGATGTAAAAAACTTGATAACCAGCTCATAATGTATGTCCTTATACAATGACAAATCCTGTTGTCTGTGTGGAAAGTGTAATCCATGTCGTATTTTCAAGGACACACACTAATTCTATACTGTCATAACGGCTAGAAGATGCAACACTCGTTGTGGCAGTCGCCCCCACATCCGCAATCTGAATCGTCTGCCCTGCACCCGTTAACATAATCCACCCACCACTTCCTTGTCCTGCAATAGTCACACGATTGCCAGGAACACACATCACGGGTAATTGAAAGGTAGTCACTAAAGTATTGGTTGGGATATAGAGCGAATTCACCTCAACCGTTTGTGTAAACGCAAGAGTTGAAGGCTGTATTACCGTGGTTGATAAAGCCGCTCCTTCAATATCGGCTATATTTTCATTCAATGAATCAATCAATACCCAAATCCATTGTAAAAATTCAGCAGGAAAGGTGCTGTTGGTAATCGGTGCTGAATCGATTCGGTCAAGATTTAGACTCATCAGTTAGCCCCTCCTGACACACGACGTGTTGCGCGCACAGCACCTAATACAACAATGGGTGCAGAACTGACTGCAACTAGCTTATAACATCGATTTCTAGAGCATCCTAACTCATACCATCTCATACGCCAACGATAGGCCCCAAGGGGGCTAAATTCCCGCACATCTGCTTGGGTGAAGGTGATTCCCCCATCATCGCTATAATAAAGCTCAATGTAAGGCTTAAACAAAGTATAATAATGAGTGTCATCAAATTGTGGTGTGTTCGTACCTTCTTGGATAAGAAGCGCGCCATCCTCTGAGACGATATATACCGGGACATCCGGTGTAGATGTTTCGCCAACAATATAGACGGTATTATTAAAGGGAGCAGTGCTCTTATAGAACGTCTGGTCACCGAATACAAAATCAATCTCCACGTACTCATCCAAAAACTCCGCGTAATCTTCCGGTGAATAAATCTGTTTGGTCGTCAACTCATAGCGCATAGGGTATTTTAAAAATGCATCAGGGGCTTGAGTGTCTAATTGCGCAGGATTTAATAACTCATTGTAATAAATGTTTCCAGCCATCTGATACATGGCTCGGTCACCCTGTACGGTAACAAGATGCGTGTTATTGAAATACACATGCTTTTCAATTCGGTTCCTATCGCCATCTAGTTCAATGGTGCGAGCCCATGTTTGTGTGGCAAAATTATATTCAATAGAGTTCGCATTTTGCTCTACATCTAAATCTGCAAGTCCTGCATAAACTCCCGCATTGGCTCGATAGAAAATTGTATTTTCGTATTGATATAAAAATCCATCAACCGTTGTAAATAAGAAGGGTGACATAGAGCTAGAATGTGCTGAATCTTGCAATAAAACGTTAATGGCCTGAGAGGATATAGGCTTAGGCAATTGCCCATCGCTCATCATAAAGGTCACTAAACCATCTTCATTTTGTGCAAGCCAGACCATCATGCCAAAGTTTACAGCTAGTGAATTGGGATCGTTTATGCCAAAGTTAAAGTTGTATGAGGAGTTCTTTTTCCATGGGAATGTTCTTGTTGCATTGGCCACTGTAAGCGATGAGGTAATATTGGCCCACACATCGGTAGTATAGTCACAAAGAATATACAATTGATTCTGTAGTACGGCAAATTGACCAATTACTCCAGTAGCTCTATTAAATAATGCAAATTGATTTGGGGCAACACCAAAACTAAAGCAAGCTGAAGCACCACCCGCAACATTAACCGTACTTAACCTATAATTGGGCGTTTTATCTGTGCTTACAACAAAACGATCTCCAAAGGTTGCAATATAGCGGGGATTTGGAGGTCTATTAGGATCGGTCACAACAACCGCGGTTGTTGTCATTCCCCCTTCTGTTATCAGAAAGGTATTATGACCATCCGTCATCATCACATAGACCAAATTATCAACGGGCAAATAAGCCGCCCAAATAGCTTCCCCAAGGGTCACGCTAATGGGCAACGTCACCTGATTATAAAACTTATCATATTGGTAAACAGTCGTACCATCCACCACATAGAAATAGTTAATTGATTTAAAAACAGCCACAGGCTCTGCGTTAAATATCAATCTATTTTGGCCTAGAGCATTAACATGAGCACGACCCATGGCAGGATATAGGGCATATTTTTTCTTGCCCGTAGGTACTTCAATGCCATACCAGTTGGCACAGTCTTGGGAGCCGTATTGTGTAAAGCGCTGCCTGTCGTAGTAACAGAAGATATCTAAATCTTGAAGTTCTGTGCCATTTGCAGACGGACCTTTCATGATTATATTCCTGCCCTAACGCGAAATGCTCCATTGAGCAAACTTTGCTCATCCCCTGCAATCGATAAATTAACCTCAGAAGATGCCTCAATAATATCCTTCAACTCTCGATAATCTGCCTCTAAATCAGGAGTCCAGGCCATGCCTCGTGATTTGAATTTAGAAACATACTTGCCAACAGCATATAAAAAGAACAATTGATAGTAATCAGGCAATACAGATAAATCACTGTTAGCAGTCAATGGCAATAGAGAAAATTTGCCACGTGCAAAGAATGTAAAAAATTGACTTGGAGCTGGATAGAGCTGCGCACTAACAAAAGCTACATCAGGAAAAGTAATGATAAAACGTGGCAATCCAATGAGCGGCTCATACTTCCATGCGGCCAAGAACTCATCTCGGCTTTTATCGATCAAGGGATAAGTCACACCATTAAGCAATAACCATGCGCTATCTAAATTAGCTAATCGCCCTTGTTTGATATAAGCAACCGTTGGGTCACTTGAGTCATGAGTGAATGTTAGATTATGCGTGCCGTTTTGGGTTGCATTGTTTGATATGGTAATCACGTTACCAATAATGGATATAATAGTGGATAGTGCTGGAATGCCGCCCCCTGTCACTAAATCCCCAATAAAATACAATCCACTATTAACGACCGTAAAACTGGGTGAGCCAATATTTGTGGTCACAATCTCATTTAATGTGGTTGTTGTAGAGTAATCGGGTGGTGTAAAAAATATTTGATTTTGAGGCGTGTTGATATTAACTGATACGGTTTTAGCAATCGTAAGCATCAATCCTGTTGAAGCATATGAGGCCAACAATTGATTTAAAACGCGTATTGCAAGACTCATATCATCGCCATGCAAAGGAATCGTAGGATTTGATGCGCTGATTAGGCGATACATTTGGAACACAAACTCGCGCACGCTAAATTCCATGATTATTCCTTAGGCAAAAACCCATCGTCCTTATTAAATTCAAGCGTTCGCACATTCTCTTTCTTGACACGCTTTGGCTTTTCAACGGGAATGCGGTTCACTGCATCTTCTTTTAATGCAAACCATATGCCTGTCGCCATGTGCGCTTCGAATTCATCCCATGAATTCACTAATTTACTTACGCCATTTTCCCCATAAATAAATGCTCTAAAATTCTTTTTGGATACAATCCTTCCCAGGTATGTAGCTGGAATCCCTTCCATAAATCATCATCCTTGTAAAGCATAAAATTGACGCCCACGATTTTATGTAGGCATCAATTTTACTTAAATTAAGACATAATCATCACAGCAAACTCAGGGTTAATAGCCACACCGCAAATCACGTCAATACGGTCTAGCTGCTCATAGTTCCTGATATCAGCACCCAAAGAGTAGGTCATCGCCAACTTATACAAATCAGAATAACGTGTAACCGCCTCTACACCACCACGCAATTCTTTAATTGGGGGTGCGGCGAACACAACAGCTTGTGTGTGATAAGCCAAAGACACGTTATGTGATGCGTACAGCAACATTTGAGCACCATTTGGAATGGCGGCAGAGATGTTTTGACGTGCATCAGGACCGACAACAATAGTTGGGTTCACAGGGATATCAGCTGTAGATCCGTTTGCTGAGATAACTTGTGCTGTAACCACAAATTGTGCAGGAGCATCATAGATTGGCTCATAAGTCAATGGGTTCACCATGTAGACACCAGCTGCAGGTGCTACTTGAATAATGTCGCCGACATTAAATACAACAGTCCCTGGAGCTTGTCCTAGACCTGTTACAGAAATGGTATTACCACCTGTAATGGGTCCGTTGGTCACAGTACCTGCAAGCAACATACCAGCAGGAGGGGAGCCCCCTAATTGTCCCGCACCTGCAATTTGACGTTGTAAGAAGTTAGTCTTAAAGAAGTCAAATCCAGATAGATGACCGACAAATCCGTCAATTAACGCACCTGTATTCACAGTCATGTTGAACGTATTGAATAAGTCATTAGAAAGGTTAGCTGCAATTCGAGGTGGGACACCTGCGTAGCGCTTACCATCCTCTGGAATCGCAAGCTCGGTCATAAGCGCATCGGCACTTAATACTGTATTAAAATCAACCGGAACGCCTGGAGTTCCTACAGATTGGTAGACCTGGTCTTGGAATTGCGTGGCAATGAAGTTTTCGACTAAGTTTGCTAGGCGTTTAGCACGTGGAGCATTAGCCATTTCCAAATAAGGTTCATCACGTGCGCGGTCGAATGTCAGCTCAAAGCCTGTGTATTCGATCATAGTACGAAATTGCTTGGTGATTGATAGCGGCCTGATAATCTGAACGCGAGCTTCAGAGGTAGCAGATGCACCTTCACCAGCGAGGTATCTTTCTTCTAAACGGTAATCAATGGTTTGACCAGTTGCGAAGCGTAGGTTTTTGAAATCAGCTTCAAGGTTTCTGTTCGAGGTTCTTGCGAAAGAAAGTGAATTCCAGAAGCGCACAAAGACGTCATCTAGTACATATTGGGTCTCACGAAATATATTCGCCATTATTGTACTCCCTGTACAAATAATTATAAAAATGCTCTATTGAGCGCCTTTAATCTCATTTGTCAGACGGAAGACAATAATTTACGCGTCTAAATCTTTTGTGGGTGATGGAGTCCCTTACTCATCGATTACAGGTTAGTTAAGGATTGTTAATTTGTCAAATGTGACTTTATTCTATCCAGGGATAAGTCATAATAAGTTTTATCTTTCTCAAAACCTATATAATTTCTTTTGGTATTGATTGCAGCTATTGCTGTTGTACCACTTCCCATGCAGAAATCTAGTACTGTATCGCCTTCGTTGGAGTAGGTTTTGATTAGATATTCCATGAGGGCAATGGGTTTTTGGGTGGGGTGAATAGTTCTTTCAACTACTTTAAATTCTATAACTTGTTTTGGGTATCTTTTGCCATCTTTATTTGGATAATTTATTTTTTTATATTTTCCATAGCACTCAGATCCATTGGCGCTTATTTTATCGGGTCCTTTTTTATCTCCGAAGGGCTTTCCAATTGTGAATTGTGGATTATAAGTAGGTTTATTTTTGTAAAATACTAAAATATCCTCTTTATCTTTCAAAGGTTGGTTTTTGGCATACAGATGTCCCACACCTTTATTTTTTTTCCAAATCCAATCATATTTAAACATTTTTAAATTGCTACAAACCAATATGCTTGTAAATGGTTGAGCGGAAGTTAAAATCACAGCAGAATTTTTTTTTATTATTCTATTGATATGTATCCACATTTTTTCCAAATCAATAACTACATCCCACTTACACGCGGTTTTCCCATAAGGCATATCACACAAAACCATATCAATGGATTTATCAGGGATACGCTTCATGCCTTCCAGGCAATCTTCATTAAATATTTTATTGATTAAATCATGCATTTATTTGTCAAATATGCTTATAATATAGGCACCTAGCCCGACGGGGCGAAAAGGCCGTGTCTCATCGCCATGGCCCTGGTATAATCTACCGTCTACCACCTGAGCGCTGCTTCATCTGCGCCAATTTCTTAGCCTCAGACTTTGCAATCAACTCCTCAATGGTCGGCTCACGCTTCTTTTTAATCTCAGGCGCAACGCTATCCTCTTGCGTGCGACCCATGGGGCGTGGTGCTGTAGTTGTTTGTTTATTGCGTCTCATGCGCTCCTCAAGCTTTCCCATTTCTCGCACCTGTGCGTATGGGTCACGTAACTTAGAAATTCGCTCTAATTCTTTGGCCTCACGCTTGGCTGCCGCATATAAAAATGCTGCTGGATTTTCCATGTCACGCGTTGCAAGCGTCATGTGATTAGATATTTCAAACGGCAATGAATCAACCACATCCACAAAATCATCAAACTTGTTCATACCCTCACGAAACTTAGTTGTAAATTCTTGCTGTACTTTGGCCTCTTCATAGCGTTGTCGTTCTTGAGCATCCTCATCATTCATTGATCTTACAGTTTGCTTTATAACCGCTGCTAACTGTTGCTGCCAATCACCTGATGCATTAGGGTCGTACTCAAAGTCCTTTGCCGCTTGCTGGACCTTTTGGCTTGCCCCTTGGCTGGCAAGTTGTGCGCGCAAAGATTCAATCTCTGACTCATATTTTTTAGCTTGCTTTTTTAAGCGTTCGCGTATTTCTTTGTTCTCGGGCTCTTTTTCATTGCCGTAGTCATCGTATTCTTTCTTGGCAGCTTTGGGCTCCTCTGGCTCATCTTTTGCTTGTTCGCTCGGCTCTGGCTCTTGCTCGTCGGGCTCATCATATTCTGGAGCGTCCTCGTGCTCTGGCGTGCTGGATTCTAATTCTTCTTCAACCTCTGGTGCATCCACAGGCTCAACTTTCTGTGTCGGGCTTTGACCACCACCCATTAATAAATCATCTATATTTGTTGTTGGCATAAAGCATCCCTTCGTTACAGTTTAAAAATCATCCTATCTTATGTGTCAAAATCTTAACCAAGTTATTAGCATGAGCAATGGCTGTATCACTTTCAGTCCGGTTAGTTTCAGCCATATATCTCATCTTGCTTTCTTCAATCTCACCCAATACCGCAATCTTTTCAGCCTCAAGTTTTTGTTGTTCAATCTCTAGGTCAATCTGCATTTGTTGGGCTTTAAGTTGTAATTCTTTCTCTTTAATCTCAAGTTGTTTTTGCTTAAATTGTGCTTCCATCTGCATTTGTTGTTGTTGCGCTTGTGCCATTTGCTCTTCAGGCGATGGCCCATGCTGTTCTGGCATTTTACCTGTTTTGCCCGCTTCAATGATTTGGGGTGGAACACGGGTCTTAAGGCGATTCTTAATCTCAAGATTGTTGGAAAGTGGTAAGTTATCAGCAAATAAATCAGCAACTAAATTAAATGCCGTTGGGTCAACTTGCAGTACTTCACGTAAGGATAGAAGCGCTTCTTCTTTCTGGCCCTCGTAACTGGGTCCTGGTTTTAAGCGCACTTCATAACTTCCTTTGCGTATGTCGTTCTCTATGTGCTCACCATATTCATCCGATTGCTTATTAACTGTGATGTTTTTCATTCCTTCATCTGGAGTCATTAAGGCCATAACACGCTCAGTATCATAAACACGCGGTATCATTTCATTGACAATTGCGCCGCCCGTTGCAATGGCGCGGTTAATAGAGTTGTGGAACACATAGGTTGTATAACTACCCTGTCTTGTTCGTGCGTCAATTGCTTTTCCAGAGGCCTCATCACCATTATTGCCCATTCGCGCAGGATATAAACCAGTTGATGTGTACAAATCTTCAATAGCCAATTGGTATTGTTGAAATAATGATGCGGAGAGTTCAGGTGGTTTGATTGGCTCAGGCTTATTACCATTGGGTGATTCGTCATAAGTAATCATCCCATGCGTAGAATTAGGGTCACGCCAGTTACGCTGTGTATCTAGGCTTTGAACGTTTTTCTTACTACCTATCCATTGGTCATAGCGTGATACTTTAAGGATATAAGCAGATTGCGTGCGTAAATAGTTAATGTATCGTTGAGTATCTTTCGCATCACCAAAGAATGAGCGCGTAACCTGCTTTCCTGTTTTGTCGTAGTAACTGTTGTTATCGACAAAGACTAAAGGCAATTGCTCGGAAGGAAACTCAGTTTTATCCAGTTCATAGTCACCAGCGAACTTATAATGAATAATTTTATGACGTTTGCTGGGGCGTTTGTCTTCAATGCGCACCGTCTCGCCCTCATCCCAGAGCGTCATCATGTCGGGATTAGATTGTATATCCAATTCTGGCATTTGTGCCATTTTTGGCGAAACATTCATGCCATTTTCTTGAGGCAATATATCTTGATTGCCACTCATGCCAAAGCCTTCGCTTCCCTCGGGCGCCATACCCTCTTGTGGTGCTTGAGGCATTTGGGGTTGTTGCTGCATCCCACCCATTAATTCTTGTTGCAATTCCATCATTTGGTTTTTCTGATTCTGAATTCTAGAATCCTCAATCAAATCATCCATTTCCTTTTGGTTTAATATGCGTCCATTAGATAGTTTATAAAGCGTATCTTTCTCATACTTGCGCACATAATGATGCAAAATGGTTATGGATTCGGAATCAGACCAGCTAAACGGATCGTCCCCCTCATCGGGCTGCGATGCTAGAGCCACCTCTTCTTCGGTTGCTGCGATATCTTTCTTGCCAATGGTTTCCTCAACATCACGCCCATAGGTTTGACGAAACTTCTTTCGGGTCATGCGCGATATATATCCACCAAACTCACCATCTGTCTTGTTAACAGATTCTGCCCCTATATCCCAGTAGCAGCGTGTCGCGTCTTTGAAATAACGATAGACAATATCTAGGTCAAAGGATTTGTCATGGCTGTAATCGGTATCAACCAAGAACGCACCAAAGCCACCAATTGCTGTTTGAGATGCTGCAACCTGATACACCGTAGCTGTCGCATTGTTAAATATAATGTCTTTAGTGATGAGCTCTCGAAGGTGCGCCACCTCATCGTCACAGTTGGTCATGGGAACAACTTGTAATTGAGGTGTATTTTGTTGTTGTTCTCCAAGCAATGACTGGCTCATGGTGCCAAGCTTGTTAGAGGTCATGGCGACTTTTCGGAAGGTTTTAATCATGTCGTCTTCTTCCTCTGGGGTCCATTGTTGACCCAACACGAAGGTATGCATGATATGATATTCGTCGATATTGCGCTTAAAGTTACCGCGCCATTTCTCACAGGCAATGCGTGCCTGTCGTGCCATTGACTTTGCTTTCTTGGCCATAAACAATCCTTTGTTTGTTCTTTGCAAGTAATCCGTACCTACAACTTAAATCTTATTTTTCTGTGTCTGGTCTTAATTCCAATCTTAATGCATCCATTTGATTTTGTATTCTGTGTGGCAATGAGATTAACTCCTGTTGCATGCAATTCATGCGCACTTCCAAATATCTTTTGAGGTAATCGCTTTTAGTATCATCTAAGTTTTTAGTATAAGCAAAGGTCATTTGTTGTATTTTTTTCTCAAATTCCACGCCATATTGGGCGCTCATCAGTATAAATTTACCTTCCATCTCGCGTAATTCGCTTTCAAAAACAGAAATGCGCTCTGACAAGGTGAACAGTTCTTTAATGCGTTTAAATAGTTTAATCAAATCAACATCCCTCGTGTATGCTCAGGTATTCGTGCTACCTGAAACCCACCATCAACCACATATTCCCCACCAAAAAAAGTAAGCATCAACGCATCACTTGTATCCGGTGACAATAATCCACGTTTCTTAGCATCCTCTTTGCCCTCAATCTGCAATCGGTCACTAGAATCATACTTATATCCTAGGCCGCATAAATCAGTTTGGAGCTCATCGCTATCTGGTATTTCAACAGTCATGTCTTGTTTTAGCCACTCACCCATTCTATCCCAAAGCTCAGCCCGGCAATTTCTGTATTTAGATGGCTCTTCAGCCTTTGTTGCGACATTAACACCTAACACAATATGAGCATAGCCTAATTCGTGCAATCTATCGACAACTCCTGCACCTATGCCGATACAATCAATACACACACGCTTTGGTTGTTCTTTGTCAATCATACGCTTCATGATGCCTGCTAGCTCCATGGTGCTTATATTGTAATGGGTTTCTAGATTGTATGCACGTCGTCCACGGCGGCGAATTATTGCCGTACGGTCATCACCCATTCTTGCTGGGTCGCATCCTATAACTAAATTAGATTGACTATCCACGTGCGCTTTACGTGCTTTCTTCACATAATCCATTTGAATAAACGTATCAGTAATCGAACTTAAGAACGCCTCATCATCGGTAAATGGATATTCTTGGCGAAATTTACGGCACTTTTGCTCATAGTCGCCCTTAAAGTCTTGAAGCTTAATACGACGCCAGTTTAAATGCCCAAGTTTAAGGCCATTATCACCAAATCGCTCAAGCCATTCAATCTCCTCATCTTGTGGCACAAAGCTTGCATCATCAATACAGTATTCATCTTGCCAATACCAGGGCACAAAGATTGCTTGGTAGCGTGATTTACCATTCTTAGCCTCTTGCCAGTCCATGTAAAAATCATTATCTATACCGTTAGCCGTAGATTCTTTGATGACCTCTGTATCATCCATCTCAGCCACTGTTTGTAGCAAGCCTAAGCTTATGCGGGCCGCGTCTTTGTAGAATGCATATTCTGATAAATGTAAATACTGATTGGTCATTGACCTGCCTATCTCAGCACTGCCCGCAGTTCCTACGCGATAACCTGAGCCAAGCTTCTCATACATCAACGTATTGTCATTCTTTTTATCAGGCTGGGGGAATAATGAGGATTCTAGGTTTTCACTATAGCGCTTTGTCATCTCAAAGATGGCGCGTGTGGCGTCTGAAAGGTGCGTTAATATAAATGCTTTCTTGCCGCGCTTGGTGACAATCTTATGAAAATAACGGGCTTGTACATAGGTTGATACCCCTTGTTGACGTCCTTTTAGGATTAGGGCGCGTATTTTACCTGTGGCTTTGTATTGATCTTCAAGACGTTCGTGGATGTAGTGTTGTGCGCGATTGAACTCAAAATGGCGTTCAGCACCTGACTTGTCGTGGATTATGAGGAAGTTCTTAGCAAATAGAGGCAATGATTTAAGTATGCGTATTAGCTTGTCTTCTGACATTAAGAGTTAGTCCTTTTTAATGTATTCTATATAATTTTTTAATTTGTCTCTAAAGTCATCATCTTCAATCCATCCTGGAACACTACCCCCATGAGATGTTATTCTTTTGTGATCTAATAAATAAAAAAGAACATAACAAATACCGTCATAATTTCTTTCAATAACATGTTTAATCGCATCTTTATCGGATTTACAGTGAGACTCCCACTCAGGACCTTGAAATGGACCATTATAGTGAGTGGACCAACGTTCTTCGATATAAATAAGCAACTCATGAATCAAGATTAAGGCAGCGTTCGGCATACCGCAACCACAAAAACCCAATCTTTCAAGGAGTTCTCCTTCTATCTCTTCTTGGATTGCAACTATGTTTTCTTCTGACATTATAGCAAATGACCATAAGCAAATGATTCATGGGATGCCCAGGTTGTTTTGTCTTTTGGATCATAATGCCATAGAGGTTGAGGCATTCGATAGCCGTAAGAATCAAGATATACATCAGACTTCGTGGTTAATTCAGTGACGCTATTAATGTATTCTTCAAATACACCTTCTGAAAGAGGAAGCCTACGAACGCGCCTTGCATCGTATTGTACGGGGCTTTTAATAGTGTGTACACGTTTGTAAAAATGCAACCATCCTTTGTATATTTCGTTGTCCATATTGGGTTCTGCTCCATTGTCTTTCAATTTCAATCAAAATTAATACTTCCTAATTTGCAGATATTTATGATTTAAATTCTTATCATTCAAAAATTCATCACATAATCTTGCAATATCCTCTACACCTTCACGGGGAATATTAATCTCTCCATTATCAATGTCAATTATCATTTCTCTCGATCCTTTTATGCCATCCCAGAAAATTAATAAATTATATTTATCTTTAAAAGGATGGCGTATGCTACTAATTTTTAATGTTTTCATTCTGTCCACGCCGCGATTGTCATAATGAGTGAGGGCCTTTCACCCTCTTGTGTCTGACATCTTTTACTGCCGCCCCGCAGGTCATATCTATGGCTCAATGACTTTGCCTCTCACTTAGTGCCTAGGTGAGTGAGTTAGGGGAAATCGGCTGGCCTCTCCCAGCGGTCACGAGCTTGCTTCACTATTGGACAATGTCGTTTAAGCCCTATATCCCCGTGAGCTAGGGATTCTATCTTTAGGAGCATCGATAGAACTTGCCGATACGAGATCGCTCCCGACACTATTAGGTGACAATCGTCCTGAATTTCACAGGACTTTCTAGCGTCCTAGGCGCGTGATGTCTGCACCGCGATTGTCATTATTCTATAACTTTTAGTTCATCGGATTGTTGTTCTATTATATCTGATAATAATTGGATTATTTTCTGACCGTGAATTTGTTTCATCATATCATTTGAATTTAATAAATCCTCACATCGTGTCCTGACTATTGTCATCAACTGCATGATTTGTTTTTCACTGATTATCATTAAACCACTCCGCATTACATAATGAACAAAGGTCGGCATAACCAGGAATGTTTCCGTTTTCTAATTCATGAAATAGACGCCCACAGTTTACGCATTCAATTAGTTCATCTTTTTCACTGATTATCATTTGGGACCATACGGTAATGGCATCCAATGCGTAACGTGAGCTTTTTTATCTAAAGAATCATCCCAAAAATAGTACTCTCCAGGATGCCTTTGCTCAAAACGAACCATGCTTACAAAATTATATGGGTATGATTGGCAATAGGCTATTACATGGTCTGTATCTGGAAGCCTATCTTTTATATTAATCCAGGGTGATTTATGCTCACAATAGTTATCAATCATGGATTGGATTTTGTCGATAAGTGCTTCACTATATAAGGCTGAATCACCATCTAGCCACCAAATAATGCCTTCTAATATTCTTTCAAGCTCTTCTTTCGTGAAGTCACTCATTTAGTCTTTCTCATGCCATAAAATAAAATCACAACGAGCGCATTGAACTAACATATGGCCATTATCATCACAATTTGAAACTTTTCCTTTGTGCTCACAAAAAGTTTCAATCATGGATTGAAGTTTACTTTTTAGTTTCTCAGGACGATCTGCTGGATGTACATAAGTGTCTCGCCACAAAATACCTTCCAATATTATTTCCAACTCTTCTTTTGTAAAGTCATTCATCTTAAGAGCCAACACGCAAGAATAATATCTAAAATGGATACTGCAATCGCACCAATGTAAAACCCTTTAGCAATGTCAGGGTTTGTGAAGAAATCCCGGAGTTTAAGTTTTAAATTCATTATTCAACCAATTTGTCTATAAGCTTTTCAACAATACTGTCTGCCACAGTCTTGGGCTCTTTATCTTCTTTGTAATCGTCACGAAAACGGTTTTTCATGGTAAACATCCAAGCAGTTGCAGAAAAATTCTTTATAGCTCCTGTAATACCTGACTCGCCAATATCTTCCCAGCGTGCCTGTGCAGCATCTTTTCCCTTCTTTAATGCAACAGCAAACTCTGGGTGTATGTCGCGCCATTCGTAAATGGTTTCACGACATACACCTAGATTAGTAGCAACGCGTGCAATACTTTTACCATCAGCTAATAACTGCTCAGCCTGAGCACACATTGATTTATTATATATTAGATCTGCCATTATAGTGTGGGGTCCTATGGTCCAGCTTGTACATTTCTTTTCTCACCGCGCATTTCATCACCAGCAGCGCCTGGCTCACAATACTTAGGCTGCATGCGGTTTTGCTCCTCAACACGCTTACCATAGCTAGATGGCACACCATTGTAATGCGTATTACCGCTATCTCCATCGCTACTTGTATAATCTTCGACGTCTTTCATAATACATTCCTTGTATAATTATTAATCGATTAATAATGTCAGGCAATCCCTTAATACTCATACTTCCCATATGTTAACTGCCCGACATGCTAACTATAGCACAAAGATAGATATCCACAAATTCTGGGCGTAACTCTGTGCATAACCCCCTAAACCCCTGTTACCTAGAGCAAAACCCCAAAAACCCAGTGCGCTAATTATTTTTACAATAACACTTGCTATATGCAGCAATGATTGCTATAGTAAGGATAGAAATTAAGCGGAGAACTAATGAAAACACTAAACGAAATAACCCTATGCGACCTTATGGCAGAAGATTTGGACGTATGGATGAAGAAAGAAACCAATAATTTTGGGTTTAATCTGCAAATAGATGACGAAAATGGGGAGGTGTTATTAGATGCAGAAGGCGTGCATCCCTATGCCGCTGATTCATTTGCTGATTTTTGTAGGCGCTATTTAGCGAGTTATGATGCAGCGCTTAACCGTACCCAAGATAAACATGAGTAGCCATGGGGCCTTTCACACCGGATTCAGGCTTGAAACGAACGGCATCACCTTCTTTCAATGTCTTGAATCCATCGGCTTTAATCTCTTTGAAGTGCACAAAATATTCTTTGTTATCCGAACGTATAAATCCATATCCTTTAGCCTCGTCAAACCATCTCACTACACCATTAATCACGTTATAATCCCTTATTCTACCCACTAAATTTGTTCACCATTCAACGCGTGCCATGACACCTATACCTTTTCATGGGTTTCTCGACGATCTCCCTGTAAACATCAAATTTGCCGTTTGCATAATCTGGCATCCCTGCCTTACACCATGTCCTTACCCCTGTAATCAAACAGTCAACAGGTAACAGCCCTGCTACCATATCCTGTTTGTCATCAATGCTCAAGAGGCGTGTACTGATAAGTTCTGCTTTAACGCACATCATCTTGGCCACTATTCTCAACAAATCTTTGCACTGCTCGACCGATAGCGGTGTTGGTTGGGATGCTTCCATATTCTGATAATCCTAGTATCTTCCTGATAACAGGCATGCATTGGGCCATGCCTTTGAGATGGGCGTATTGCGGTAATAGGCCTGATTTGGGTGGATAATCCTTATCCATGAGTTAATCCTATTTTAGGTATGAATTTTTTTCTCTCTCTAACTTATAGCGAGCGGCACGTTGCTCAGGTGTTTCTATGATTTTTTTAGGCTCATTTTTTTTGTTTCCAGAGACGAAAAAAACTTCATTTAATTTTTTTAGCTTCCTTAATAACTTCAATGCAGCTTGCTGACGTATTATTAAACTAAATGATAAATCACTGCGTTCTTCAATATGTATTTTTACCTCAGTTAAAAATTCATCATCGCTTCTTTCGTCTTTTAAAAGTTTTTCATTAAGCATTTGTCTATCAAGGGTTTCTGAAAAGAAAAAACTACTACTACTCGCGCAGTTAGTTAGTTTCTTCTGTAAGTACTCTTCTGTTCTTATAGTAGAATCGGCCAATTTGGCCGGTTCCGAACGGCCAATCTGGCCGGTTGGGGCAGATTTTGTACAGGGTTTTTGCTCGATATTTGGCTTATCCGGACAATCTGGCCGGATGGGGCACTTTGAATCCAACATGATTGAAATAGATTCAATTATTTTATCGATATGGGCTAATACATGCTTTGTGTTTTTGCCATTAATTTTCTTAACTTTTGTGGATATCCAGCCATTCATTTCTAAGGTATCAAAACGTCTTCGCAAGGTTCGTTCGGGAATATGAATTTCTTCAAACCATTCTTCATAAGTTTTGTGGAAAAATCCGTCTTTTGATTTAGATTTATTGGACCAAAAGACAGCTTGATTAAGGATAATAGCTAGTGAATGGCTTCCAGTTAATTCGATATAAAGCTTAGGGGTGGTGACTTGAGATGCTTGACCAGAAAATAATGCAATGATTTCTTTGTTTAGGTTTACTCTTGGCGTACTCATGGTATAATTGCTCCGTTATTGGGCTGGTCGGCCTCGGTGTAAGGATGTACCCACTTGTTACTAGCAAGTTGGGCTAAGGGCTGGATGCCCTAAACTTTAATTATTTTTACTCATTGTGATTAAATGCAAATCTTTTATTATAATTTTAAACATATTTAATATGATTTTTTCATCGATAAGAAATTGCTCTTTTATTTTATCTATAATTATTGCAACAGTATGCTCTCCATCATTCATCATCATTTTAACAAACGTATAAATACCTAGAATGCGAAGGTCTATTATTTTAAGAACATCCTCATTTTCTAAAACAAATGCTGGCAATTTTTCTTTTATTAAATTCATGCTATATTAATCCTAGTAATGCAATTCATATTTAAGCTTCCTTAGTTCGTGTTGTCCTAAGCCCTGTTTACTCCATTTACAGGGCTTTCTCTTCCTCTGTCATTATATGCCCTAAAATCTCACTAAGCCATGTCTCCACGACATGTACCTCATTTATGCTAAAGCAAAATTGATTTTGGTTCGGATCTCTATCATGTATCGAATTAGCTAGGCGCTCTAGAATTTGGGACGATAAAAAATGAATATCAAAAGACATGCAATTCTCCTTTGCAATTGGTGTGTCCTATGTGTAAAATGTAATCATGCATGTGCTACTCCTAACTCTTTTAGCATATGTATTCAACGGCTTTCGCCAGCCTATTGTGCGAGCGGGTAACTTGCACAATAGGTCATCTTAACCTAAACCTATGATTATTTACAGTTTATCAACGCGTTTCCAAACATCACACTTAAGACATCCCTTATAAAGTCCTGAGCTAATATTGAATAGTTCGCCACGCATGGCCGTAGTCTTTAATTGCTGTTTATGAAATAAAATACAAATCCATCGTTTAATCATGTTTCTCATTCGTGTGTTCCTTCATAGCTTGTTCCATATCATCCATTAACTGATCTTGTATGTAACGGTGTAAGCACCAGGAGGCATACATAGCCCGACTTAACATCGGCTCTTCACAGCGTTTAATGTGAGCCAATAAACTTTCAAAGAATTTAATTTGGTGTTTTAAGCTTTTTTTAGCCTCTGTTATATTAATGTGTTCAGGCACTATTTCTCTCCTTTTTCCATCGTTCATAATATTCTGGATTTAATTTATCCAATTCCTTACTCCTACTTTCTATTCCATCAATAAATTCTTGAAAAGGTTCAGATATATCTTTATGCCGTAACAATTCAATCATGTCGCGCCCAGCTTTATACATATTGTAAAAGTCTTCATTCATTCTTAATTCCCACAAATCATAGATTTCAATTGTTCCTTAGCATAACCCAAACGATGCTGGCCTTGTTTTAAATCGCATATAATGCGATCTTTCCATTCCATATACCATTCGCCTATCTGATAACAAATAAAATCAATTTGCTCAGGAGTAAATGATTCTTGGTTTTTTATCAATCGCTCATATCTATCTGAATAATTTGAATCCATCTTATCCAAAATATCGATAAAACCATTCCATTGGCTTAATAATAAACGACCTTCATCAGTAACATGTTCTGATTGCTCAAACTGTTTAATTAAATTTTTGGTTTCAACATAAATATTAAATAGCGTGTCATTCATCCTCTTTAACCTCTGCTTTCAATTCACCCTTCGTCAAACGTTCCAATTTATATTGCGACGCTTCTGGGATAAAGCCCCACCTCATCCAATTGCGAAACGTCGCATCAGACATTTTTGTCCTCTTCATAAATTTATAACTATTACCATAATAGTTTTTAACCTCTTCAATAGTCATAAGACCTCCTATTTCGAAAATAGTTTACAATAATACTTGCTATTATAGCAACGCTTATTGTATTATTCTTCTTACGCAAACCCGCGCAGACTACATAAAGTAAAGAGGTAATAAAATGCAAGATAATGTTTTTGAGATATTTAAACCTGAGGACTATAGCGAAGAACATAAGCAAGAGCAGTGCTTTGTTGATAGTGTTAAAGAATTAGAAAAGGTCAATAAACAGCTAGCTAAGCTTTTGGTGCGTAAAGAGGAGTTGACTAATACCATTATAGCTGCATTAGACCATGAGCATGAAGGTCAAAAGACCTATGAGTATGATGTGTGGAAGATTGAGGTCAAGACTCCATTTGTTTATTCATTAAACAAGAAGTTGTATGAATCAGGTTCAGTCAAGTTACCCGATGACTTTAACCCGATAAAAGAATCAGTTTCCTATTCAGTTGATAAACGATTATGTGACCAATACATGAAAAATGCGCCTAAGAAAGTGCGTGATGCATTGATTGAGTTGATTGATAAGAAGCCTGGGAAGGCTGGTGTTACGATTAAGGAGCGAGTGTAATGAGATGCAACGATTTTATGTGCCAAATAGTATTGAAAATAGAGAATTGCTCCAAGATGAGGAGCCTATCATGAGTAATACTGTACTAATTATCGGTCAATCAGGCAGTGGAAAATCCACTGCTTTACGCAATCTCGATCCAAAATCAACTTTCATAATTAATGTTTTAGACAAGCCATTACCCTTCAAAGGCTTTAAGAAAAATTATCAATTAATGACTAAAGAAAATAAAACAGGAAACTATTTCACAACCCATGATTGGGCGACTGTTGTGCGTTGTATTGAAATGGTTAATAAAGAACGGCCTGAGATTACTACATTAATCATTGATGACTGGCAATATATCTTGTCTTATGAGTTTATTAAGCGTGCCACTGAGAAAGGGTTCGAGAAGTTTAGCGAGCTTGCACACCATGGTTGGGCTACCATGAATACCTGTACCACAGGTACAAGACCGTCATTGACTACATTTATTTTGGCGCATAGTGATATGGATGTAACAGGGCGTTCTAAGCTTAAAACAATCGGTAAAATGTTGGATGAGAAGATAACACTTGAGGGTTTGTTTACGACTGTCTTGCATTCTCGTATTGTGGATGGCCAATATTTGTTTCAGACGCAAGATGATGGGGATTTTTTGGCCAAGTCACCCATGGGGATGTTCGATGAATTTTTGATACCCAATGACTTGTTGGTCGTGAAACATGCTGTGGAACATTACTTTAATGATGAGGAATGATGATGAATCACGATAGATTTAGGATGGTATATCAAGAATTGCAGCCAAACGAAATAGAATTAATAGCCCAAGTTAAGGGTATGGCAGCCGAACTATGCATTAAATTGCATCATATACAAAATAGAGAAATGAGTATTGCTATGACTAACCTTGAACAAGGCATGATGTGGGCGATTAAGGCTATTTGTATTCAATCAGAAGAAATTAAAGAAAGAGGGGATCAATTATGAATTTTTGGGAAAGCGAGCTCGGCGAGTTAACAGATGGTGACTTTATTTTAATGATGAGGAGTAACGATGCGAGCAAATGGAACGCTATTAATTTATAAAAAAGAAGTGCAAGAATTACTTGGCATAGGTGCTACAAAATTTTATGAGCTTGTGAAACTCGCGGATTTTCCAAAGCCAAGAACATGTGAGGCATTTAAAATGCCAGTTTATTTGCGATCTGAAATAATTAAATGGGCTGAAAATCTGCCTCAGTCTAAAGAAATTGAAGGGGAAAAGTTATGAGTTTCTGGGAAAGTGAATTAGGTGTCGTAACTGGTGAGCCATCCGATGCATTTGCAAAATCATTTACGCAGATACCTGATGGTACTATGGCATTAGCAAAGATTGAGTCTTTTGTTAATGCAGAATATCAGGGTAACCGATATTTAAGCATTCAATGGCTATTAACAGATGGTGACTTTAAGGGTGCTAAGGTTGAGCAAAAGCTTAAAGTGTGGGGAACACGTGAAGAAAAAGATCCGGCAAAAACAAGGCATCGCGCGCTTAATATGCTAAAGCTTATCTATCAACTATATAACACAAAGCCAAAGCATGCCGATGCGCCTACAGACCAAGATTTAGCAGTATTTGTTGGCAAAGCTGCGGGCATTAAGATACGCGAGACCGAGCCTAACGACCAGGGTAGGCAATACAATTGGGTTGCTGAGATTCATGAGGCCAAAGGGTTTAAGTGTGAAACTGGAGTGAGCATTGTTGTAACGCATACTAATGTGCAGAATTCTCAAAATACCTTTGATAGTGCATTTAGTCGAAATGCTGAGGTTAGTGCGCCTGATGATGATATTCCGTTCTGATAATAAGCAATTAGGACTGGAAATGATTAGAGACACATTAACAAAAATAATAGAAAAGCATCAGTCTAAGGATGATGACCAGGTACGTGACTATATCGGGGCCAGCATTATTGGCTCCGATTGTTTGCGCCAGATTTGGTATGAGTTTAAGGGAACAAAGGCTGAATCGGTTCCTACAAAGACTAGACGTACATGGGCTATAGGTAAGAAACTAGAAAGATTAATTTTTGGTTGGCTAAAAGATGCGGGAGCGCAGGTTCAAGTTCATGACTACACACATCATGCAAAAGATATGCCATATTTTCAGGGTCATTTTGATGGATTAATAACTGTAAGACAAAAATTATCTATTCTTGAAATTAAAACCGCCAAAGATGCCAGCTTCAAGATTTTTGTTAAGAGTGGCGTTAAACTTTGGAATCCTCAATATTTTGCACAAATTCAAAGTTATATGGGAATGAGTGGCATACATAGTACCTATATACTTGTACTCAATAAGGATAATAGCGATTTATCCGATGAATTAGTTTTGTTTGATGAGGAATATTATCAGCAATTAGAGCAAAAGGCTTTGATGATTTCTACGGCTGTTATTGAACCACCCAGGATTAACGGGAGTCCAATGTATTTTAAGTGCAAGATGTGCAAATTTAATAAGGTATGTCATATATGACGCAAGATGAAGTTGATACAATATATAACTACTTACATGAGAATTTCCGATATGAGGATGGTTTGTTTATAAGAAAAAAAGACGGCGAAATAATTTATGGAAGAATAGATTCTCGAGCCAAAAAATTACTTTTTATGTTAGATGTTAAATTTAACAAAAAGAGATATAAATGGTCATATGCTCATTTTATATATTTTTATCATCATAAAATTAAGCCTAAATATTTAATTAATATAAATGGAAATGCAGCGGATATCAGAATAGAGAATTTAAAAGAAGCAACTCATTCGGAAATGATGATTGAAAGTGACATCAAAGTAAAAAATAAGCATGGATATAAAGGGGTTTTTTTAGATGGCAAGCGCTATGCAGCTCGCTTATGGCTGGGAACTAAATATAAATATGTAAGTTGGCATAATACTGCCAAAGAAGCCCATGAAGCTTACCTCAAAGCAAAAATGGAATCAGCAAATAAATGAAACAATTGCGCCCTTACCAACAACAAGCAATCAATGATTGTTGGCAAGCACTAAAAGCCAATAATGAGCCAGTCTTGCTCATGGCAAGTGTGGGCGCAGGTAAAAGCTTAATGCTATCAAATATATTATTATCAATGCAAAAATTTGGTAAACGCGCCCTATGTCTTGTTAATAACGCAGAATTAGTACGTAACAACTGTGCCACTTTTATTGATGAGGGTGGTCGCGCATCAATTTATTGTGCTGCATTAAATTCAAAAGATGCAAGTGCACCGGTGGTGTTTGGAACGCCACAATCTGTACTTAATGGAATAAATAAACATGAAACGATTGGAACAATTAAATTCAATATCATCGTTGTTGATGAAGCCCATGCTATTAATTATCATGACCACCGCTCTTGTTTTATGCGTATATTGCGTCATTACCGACAAGAATATCCAAAGATGCGACTGCTCGGAGCTACAGGAACTAACTTTAGATTTAAGGGAGCTCCTATCGTTGGGCGAGATTGTTTGTTCCGAAAACAAGTCGGAAACATCGCTACAGAACAGTTAATTAAAGAAAAATATCTTATTGAGCCTAATTTTAAAATTGATGAAGAATTGGTTTTAGACTTTTCTAAAGTTAAAATAAAAAGAAATGGGTTGTTTGACCAGAAGGAATTAGAAAGCGTTGTTGAGCGAAGCACACGTTTAACGGAGCTCATTTGCAAACAAGTGGTTCATATTATGGATACTCAAAATAGATTTGGGGTGTTTTTCTTCGCTACCACTAAAAAACATGCCTATGAGATTTTGAGTCACCTTCCCAAGGCACAAAGCGCTTTGATTCTTGGCGATACGCCACAACACGAACGAACAAGGATTTTAGATGAAGCGCGCAAAGGGACGATTAAATATCTTGTTAATATCGCTATCATTAGTGTTGGTGTTGATGTTCCCGCTTTTGATACCATTGCATACTTACGTCCAACAGAAAGTTTGGTATTACTCGTGCAAACTATGGGGCGTGTGCTTCGATTGTCACCAAACACCAATAAATCAGAAGCCCTTGTATTGGATTTTGCAGGGAACATCGAAAGACACCGAGATTGGGACAATCCCTTATTGCAAGATGCCGTCAAACAAACCATAGATAAAGACAAGCCTTTTGTCATTCAATGTCCTCAATGCCAGGAGATGAATACAGAGCATGCAAGACGTTGCATAGGGATTATTAACGATAAACGCTGTGACTACTTCTTTGAATTTAAGGAATGTCCTAATTTATTATGCAGGATTAAAAATGATGTTTCTGCACGCCATTGTCGAGAATGTGAGGCGGAAATAATTGACCCTAATGAAAAATTGACTCTTGCACCAATTAAAAATATCACAAAAGAGGTGGAAGTATTAAAGGCAAAATTTGGTATATCAGGAACTAAGGAAAGTTTTAGGGTGATTTGTGGTTATCATTGTCGCGATACAGAAGGCAATTTCCTATCTATTCATGAAAGTTATTCTCCAATCAGCGATAAAGCGCGCCATGTATTTTATGGGCAATTTGTAAGGAAACATTGTGATAAAGCATCATCCTATTTTATGAGCTTAAATAACCGTGACAAAGTAGAGGAGATGCTGGGATTGGCCAAAGTGCCTTTACGACTTGTCATTGAATATCAGGATGAAGGAAGAAAAATTAAGAAAAAATTATTTGAATGATTTATAATGCAATAGGCCTTGGAAGTGTCTTAGCGCATATAATCATCGATTGGTGATCCTCTCGAGGCCATATACAAGGTACAGGTTATGAATGAAAAAGAAATGATTTTACACATAAAGTCTCTAACAAAAATTATAGAAAAACAATTTGAGTATAATGAACAATTGATGAGAAAATTTTTCAGCCTTGACCGGGAATTATCTATTTTGCAAGTTAGACTTGCAAGACAAGAAGGCATTAAAAAATATGAAGTCTAACAATGAGTAACGATTTAGTAATTATTATGTGTCCACCATTATCAGATTACCCAGAACAACCCAAAGACCAATCACATTGCGAGATATATGATTGCCCTAGATGCAAGGGTAAAATGTGGCTATCGGAAAAGAAGAAAGGTGTATTACTGTTTTCAGCTGTTGCTGGAAAGGAAATACTTCTTGCCTGTTATGATTGCATTAAGAGATTAGCACAAGAGGATCCCGAACTTTTTCATGACCATGAGATGGTACGATTATGAATGATTTTACTAAAGACGAGCTTGAAGAATTATATTTTTTTACATGCGTGCATAAAAATAGATATCAGGTTGAATATCCTCAAGAGCTATTAGATAAAATCCAATCTATGATTGATAACTATTGTGAGCATGAAGAAACTAATCATAATTATGCTTCTGTACAGCAAGTGAATATAGATTGGCCAATGAATATGGCGAACTCTATAGTCGGACAGATTCTTAACAATGAACATTGTAAAAAAGAATTCGCAAGAATATTGGCAATTGCAGCATTAAAAATTGACGATGCACTAAAGCAGGAATATACTACAATGACGGTTTTTTCCCCAATTTTTTAGCATTAATTTTATGAATTTGTTTTTTATTATAAAATGTTTCTTTCTTTTTATTTGCCTCAATTCTAAGCCTATCTTCTTCTGCATGAAGTTCACAATGACAATTTCTACAAAGTAATTGGCATTTATCTAATTCTTTAACCAATTTATCCCAGCTTTTTTTTAATCCTGTCCCACCCAAATTAAATTCTTTTAAAAGTGGATCTATATGATGAAAATCTAGAGAAGAAATACATTTAGAATAACCACAAATTTCACAAGACCCTCCCTTGTATTCCACACATTTAATTTTAGACAATTTTGTATGTTTATAAGATAATTCAACGATACAAGAGCAACATTTCCATCTTTTTATTTTGCCGTTACTCAAAACATGTTCACTATCTCCATGCTTATTGCAATATAAATATTTTGTCTCTAATATTCGTTTTGGACCATGTTTTTTCATTTTAAAAATGATTAATAAAGCTTGGTTTCTATGATACCATACTTTCTAAGTCTACCAATAATAATAATCAGACTTAGGTACAATTTAAGGACAAAAATGAGATTAGAAATACCAATGTGGATTGCTATGATAATAATTGCCATAATATATCACTGCTCAAAATGAGCTCAACAAATTGGCTTGTAATAATACAGATTTTTTGGTATATTTTGAGCACGAACTGAGATGTATCCAACTAAATAGTGCATGATTACTTCTTTGGCTTTATCAAATCCCCAAACAACCTTAGCCTCATAGCCTCGCTCTGATTTTCTCAAAAGAAATGCTTCTTGTTCTTTAGTCAATTTATTTTTGCCTACTTTTAACTCAAGCCATAAACCCGCTTTATATTGCACAGGAAATGCGAGAAAAAAATCAGCTACCCCTTTTTTAACGCCCATTCGTTTTAAAAGTTGTCCTTGGGCGATTGAACACTTGCGTTCATTGGCAAAATGGTGAAAATCATCGGCCAACTCTGGAAAGGTATGGTGAAACCAATTCACTATATTGATATGGTCTATTTGTTCGGGTTGAAGGGCCATCCTTAGCCTCCTATAATCATCCTTGCATCATAACGGCAATATCTTTTGCACGTTGACCGACTTGTCGCGCCCATCGGCTATTTAGGGCGCAACGTGCAGCCTCTCTATAATTCTTATGTTCTAAGGCCTCAATCATTTCTTTAAATTCAAGTAATTTGTGAATACCAAGATTAAAGTTCATGTTGATTAAAGCGTTTTTAACCGCATTGGGTAACGGTTCATACCATGAGCATGAAAGAAGTTCATCAACAGTTTGCTTTAAGTCATTTTGAAACATAAGCTCTGCCTCATCAATGTGAATGCCATTGACTAAATTGCGACCCCAACCTATGGTCAGATGCCCTGTAATATCCACATAGGGTTCAAGTCTTAGGCCCTCGCAGCGTTTAATCCAGGCTTGGGTGTGTTCATCGACCATAATTTAAATCCTTTTTAAGCTACTGTTTTTGAGAAATGAAGGTTAATACCCCAAACTGTAAGATCGCCCCCATTACTTTGGGTATCTACATCAATCTCTAAAATGTATTTACTGCATGATGTATTATCAAATGCAGGGGTTGCTACGGCTACATTGATTACATAGGATGAGCCAAGTCCTGAAGGTGTTGGGGTCCCTGGTAATGTGCTAGAGACTAGGGGGATGTTGGTTGTGACCGGATCGGTTAGATTTACAAATGTTTCTTTATAAAAGCTCGTAGTAATCGACATGTCATGAAGGGCAATATTATAAATGACATCATAACTATCCAATCTAAATCCGTGATTTGCTGCCAGTTGGATTTGGGCTCCTACATCAAAAGGTATGGGAGCTGCAAAATCAGCAGTATTGTTTGTAACTGCATAATCGCCATTGCCATTATCTACAATGATTAATGAGGGATCGAACAAAAATATAGACGCTATCCCTAAAAATTGTTGCATGCTCACAATTTGAGATCCCGACACAAGGCTACTTACAGCAACGCCTGAATCAATCAATGTGCCGGATGTATTGTTAAACATCGCTACATCATTAGCAACGGTTGGCAATACGACCGCGGCCCCTGGCGTCACATTCGCAATTAACGTATTAAAATTAGAGCCGTTAAACTTAAAAATATTATCTCCGTCACTGGCAGTCATGGCCACCAAATCACCCACAACCCATTGCCAAGCCCCATTATTTAACGAAGCGATTACAGGAGCTTGAGAGGCCATGTAATTTGCGGTTGCAACAGTGGCAAGATTATCGGATGAGGTGATTCGAACCATAGAGGGCGATACCCCCCAGTCACGACTAATACTTAGAATAGGCATGAACATTCCTTGTAAAAATGGCGCACGAATGCGCCAAATGAATTAAGCTGGAGTTACTATGCGATATCGCACATAGAGGGTCACAGTACTATCGCCAGTAGCAAAATCTGCTGTGGCATTTGACAAAAATACAGCTGTATTTCTAACAGTTGCAGGAGCATTTAAAGTAGCAGCGCCAGAACCATTAGCCAAATACCCACTGGCAGCCACACCATTTAAAGTAGCGGCCGCAATTGAGGCTGATGCCGGGGAGCCCGCACCATGAACGGTATTGCCGTATTGTGCCTGGATTGCCCCACCTGCTGTATATTGAGCTGAAACAAACGCAATATCCCAGAGAATTGAGTCGATAAGAATGAGCTTACCAGCACCAGGGGCCGCTACCAATTGAACAGGCGTATCGTAGAGCGCCTTAATTTGAGCAGCAGTAAGTGCCACAGTCACAGTGGCTGCGACATCTAGGGCTAATTGTGCGTAATCAACCGCATTGTTAGCAATCTTAGAGCCTGTGATGGCACCTGCTTGAACGGTGGTCACACCTGCATTAGTAATAGCAACATCGCCTGACATCGCAACGGCTGTCGCAACGTTTGAGGCATTACCCACTATGATTTCAGCAGAAGGTAAGGTTGAACTTACACCACCTGCAGGAGGATTAGCAATAAAAGTGTTGTTGGTTGCATCGTGTGTAAAAAAGCCAATACCACCAGAGTAATAAATAAGTACAATATCAGTTACAGCCCATTGGAATTCACCATTTTGTAATGCTTGAATTTCGGCATCAATTGCAGGGGTTGTTAAATAGCCATTAGTTGTAATAACGGTTAAGTCATCATCAACCACCATGGTTACAATATTGGGATTGCCGTCAAAGTTACGGGCAATTGCAAGTACAGTCATTCGAATCTCCTTTTCGTTTAACGGGTTTTATGTTTTAAATTCTTCTTACGTATTCTATCGATATCATCCATACCGATATAATCACAACCTTCAGCCGCGGCATCCGTACGCACGCCATAAGTTCCAGCGCTTTCAGCTTTATCTAAACATTCATCATGACTGTAGTATCCATCTTTTCTACCATCACGAATCTCTATAGGCTTTTTAGGTGTTTCATCATAAGCCATGACCTGCTCCTTTAGTATTTACAGTCCTTTTTCATGGATTTCTTTTTATCCATCTTTTTGCCGTCTTTCTTATCCATTTTACGTTCTTCTTTCTTTTCCATCATCCGTGAGTCTTTTTTCATTGCTATTCCTTAGGTTGGGGTTGTAGTTTATCTAATTTATTCTCTGCCCATTGTAGCATTTGATTGGCTAACTGGCTTGCCTCTTGCGCTAGAAATTGTTGTACATCAGGGGTATGGGTTAAAAACTCAGCCTCTAATGCCTTTAACAATTGGTTTTGTATAAATGATGATAATAAACTCATGATTTTCCCCTTTGATAACCACCTGGTTTTTTATAATCACTTTCCATTTTAACCGCTTCTAAATCCTCAGTGTAATCATTAGGGTCTTTTATTTTTGGGGGTTTTTTCGAACA